TATCGCCAAAATTGCAAAAAGAGGTCAAGCTGGCCAATCCTGGTTTAGTTGTTTTGGACAATGAGGGAATAGAAAAAATCTTGTCTGGAAGCGTTAAATTGCCTGAAAAGCATAAAGATGTTCGTTTCGCTATAGCAAAAAACCCAAATCTAGATCCAAGGCACCACGAAAGACTTGTAAATGATGAGGATTGGTCCGTCCGTTCAGCTATAGCAGAAAATCCAAATCTAGATCCAAGGCACTACGAAAGACTTGTAAATGATGATTATTCGCTCGTTCGTTCAGCTATAGCAGCAAACCCAAGTTATATTAAATATAAACAAGAGCAATCGAAAAAGCTCGCATCAAGCGAGAAGATTGGGGAAAATTTGAAAAAATCTCAAATTTTAAAAAACTTTATAAAAAACAAAACCCTTGCTAAAGTCGTTATTCACGATAGCGGTACGGATTCCTCTGTTCATCACGACCCCTCCTATGACCATTTTGGACACCCTGTCGGTGATGATATTAAAACCAAAGATCCAATTTTAAATTATGATAAAAAAGGCCCAATTGCTATTTCACAAGATCAACAGAAGAAGAGGGCTGCCAAGATCCTTAGTTTTTTAAACAAGAAGACAAAGGCACAAAAAAGTGAAGATCTTAATAAAAATAAATATCTTAAGGAAATGATGCATCAGATGCGAGCTGAGAAGCAGGCTAAAAAGGATGCAGCTCTTAAGGAATTTCATGCCAAGAAGCAATTCGCACCCAAGCCACCAGTATCAACGGCAGCTCCGTCCGGGCCTGTAAGTCCGCAGCCAGGTCAGCAAAAGCTTTTTGACCCAGATCTGAGCGGCAAAATGCAGACCCCTTTTCAGTCCAAACAGTCTGCACCTAAAGTACAGAAAGCGGCTATTGGCCCCAGGATAGTTTCTGGCCCAGTTGAGGTTAATAGAACTACCATTAGTGAGCCAATGAAAATCAGTGGTCCTACTATTTTGAATTCAGATGACTCTAATAAAAAAGTACTAGGCAATCTAATGAGTAAATTAAAGCAGATTAAGAGGGCATAATGAAAAAAATGAGTTTCTATCAAAAAGTTAGTGGCGCAATAGTGGCGCTTAAGAAGAAAGAGCTTTCAGAAAAGATCGATGCGGCGATTGATGTCCTTAAAAAAGCCGATCCCAAGACTAAGCTCCCCGGGACACTGCTAGATAAGGCCCATGATAAGGGGCTGAGTATTGCTCCTGCCGCACCCCCCAAAAGAGCGCCCAAAATTAAGGCACCGGAGGCCCCTAAGTCACCGAACCTTAAATTGTCGGAAGAGATGGGAAAATGCTGGAAATCGGAAACAGGCACTAAGTTTCTTAAATATGTTAAGAGCTGTGCTATGAAGAAATCTTGGGGCCTTAAAAAGGACGACAAGCCTCATAAGCCGGGCACACCTGAGCATGCAGCTCATGAAATAGCCGAGCACGGGGACTCTATTAGAGAGCACGCCCAAAAAATGCCAGCCAAAGAAGCCAAAGAAATGATGGAACACCTAAGAACCCTTAAGGACCCGTCTCAGCGCAGAAGCCCTCATAATAAAAAGTAAGGATAATAATATGAGCAGGAAAAAGAGACGAGATAGTATTCAGATCAGTACCCCACTCGAAAAGGAAGTGATTCCTACGTCTCCTATTGAAGTTCAAAATCGAGCCCCTGTTCAGCAGTGGCCTAATTTTGAAGCTTGCTGGTCTGCGGTAGTAAAAAACGGTCGTGACATTCATCTAATTGCATGCAAAGCGCATTTGCAGGCAAATGGATGGCTGGATCAGCCTGAGATGTGGATTCACGGAATTAAAAATTTTGGCATACCGGTCGAAGATTAATTGAGTGTTTTCAAATAGTTACAGTATTAACTTAATGTTTTTTTAGTTTATAGGAGCGCATAATGGCATCAGTATTCGTTACTTCTTCAGGGACACAGCTTATTATCCCTGACAGCAGTGTTGATATTATTGTTGAAACCAACCCCGCTGGTCTAGCTACTTCTGGTGTAGTGGCTCTGGTCGGTGAGGCTGACGAGGGGCCTTCTTGGAGTCAAGATAAAACAGACGGGAAAAAGCTTTCAGATAACGCATTTTCACCTACTGATATCAACCGCGTAGTAGCAAAATATGGTTCAGGAAGATTGGTAGATGCCTTTAGAGGCCTGTCTGCCCCATCGGCCTCCCCAAGAATTCAGGGATCGGCTCAGCGAGTCATCTTGGTAAAAACCAACAGCTCAGCCAAGGCCGAGAGAGATACAGCAGACGGACACGGTACCTTCATCGCTAAGCGAGGCGGCAAGCTCGGAAACGAGATTCAGCAGGAGATTACAAGCTCACAGGCTGAAGCTGCTCCGACTACTGGAACATTCTCTTACGTGCCATCTGCATCGGCTGCTTCCATGGCTGTGCGCGTAAATGGCGGATCTAAGCAAACGCTTGCCATTTCAGCAGATACCGCCCCATCAGCTTTTGCTTCTGCGGTTGTGGGTCTGTCAAATTTGAATGCTGTTGGCGGAGTTAACCGCAACATTACTGCCGGTCTAACTGTTTCAGACACGTTAGAAGTAGCAGTAGTATCTGGCCAAAACGTAAAGTTTAAGCTTGCTGCCCCAGACGTTTGGGCTAACTCTCCTGCAGTGGGAGATACCATTAGAGTGCCATCTGGCTCAGTAGTAGCTGGCGGCTCTAACGAAAACGTCGGCTGGTACTTGGTTACGGCTGTCTCTAACACAGCCACTCTGGCAGAAATTTCTGCAAAGAAAATTACTTCTGGTGCACCTGCCAACGTAGCCCCTACTGCTTTTTCTGGCACACCAGCTAACGATATTGTAGGCTATTCATCAATCCGAATCGACAATATGTCCGGTACAAACCGTAACGTATTGACCGGCCTAACAGGTATAAACCTAACGGTTACCGTATCTGGCTCACAGCTTACGGCTACTCTTGCTGGCGGCTCGCTTTGGGCTCAGAAGCCAAGAGTTGGCGATATTATGTATATCCCCTCCGGCTCCCCATACCAGGGCGCTGGATCTGCTAACGTCGGCTGGTATTCTATTGTAGAAGTGTCTAACACCACATTGTCTGCTTATGTTAAGGCTGCGCGGCTATCCAATGGAAGCCCAGTGGCAGTGGCCGCAGCGCCTATCGCTGCAGCTACAGACCTTTCTATTTATGATAAACAAATCAAGGGTGCGGGCAAAGCTCTAGAGATTCAGGATAACGCTGGATCAGTTAACATTAACACTCTATTTAAGTCATTAGGAGTAGACAGCGCTGCATCATTTATTGGCGCTTTGCTTACTTCATCTGCGGAGCGACGTATTAAGCTAGTTCTTAAGCGTACCTCTACAGCCCAGGAAGAGACCTTCAATAATGTCGGCGGAAACGTAGTGCTGAGCATTGGGTACAACGGGACTACTGCCTCCATGACAATCCAGAAAGTTTCTGGAGTCAAGCGCCTTCAAACTACTGTAACCGGCGGAGCTGGTGCCAACCAAGACATTAACTTGGATGAAATTGCTTCAATCAGTGACCTGGTCACCAAAATTAACGCTCTACCAGGATATTCTGCAGCAGCGACCAACGCTCTTGAGGCTTCTAGAAGCCCGTCTGTTCTTGATGAAATGACGATTACTATCTGCTCTGATTTGGGTGCACGCCCAGGCCGTGTAAAGCGCGACCTTTGGGATCTTAATGGCGCCAGCGCATCGCCTTCAAAGGCATCTGCACTAGCTGAGTATGAAGAAATCGCTACGGCTGGCCTTCCTGAAGATAATGACTTTGCGTTCTTGTCAGGCGGAGCCAAGGGCACTACCTCTGGGCTTCAGCTTACAGAAGCTATCGATGCTCTTCAGGGCGTCCGCTGCAATTTTGTTGTGCCCCTTATTTCAAGAGACGCAGCTCAAGACATCGCTAGCGGCGACACAGAAGCTGGATCTACTTACACAGTAGATGCCTGTAACGCAGCCGTTAAGGCTCACTGTATTGCAATGTCTACTCCTAAAGTAAAGCGCCATAGAATGGGTTTTGTTTCTAAGCGCGGTACATTTGCAGTAGCCAAGGCTTCTGCAGCCAGCATGGCCAACTTCCGTATTGCTCATTTCTTCCAAGACGTTTCGGATGTCAATTCTCAAGGAGATATTGAGCAGTTCCAGCCTTGGATGGGCGCAGTAAAAGCTGCAGGCATGCAAGCGGCTGGTGCTTACAAAGCAATCTTCAACAAGACGGTTAATATCGTTAAGGCTATTCAGGCTGCTGGAGACTTCGACGATGAAAACATAACAGATTGTGAAGATGCAATTTTGGCAGGATTGATCCCAATCCAGCGCCAAGAAGCTGGCGGGTATGTTTTCCTTACGGACCAAACCACTTACGGCCTGGACAATAACATCGTATACAATAGCATTCAAGCGGTATACGTAGCCGACCTAATGGCCCTAAGCCTGGCTCAAAGCCTTAAGAATGCTTTCGTTGGCGAATCAGTGGCTGACGTGACTGACCAAGTCGCCGTATCATTTGTTAAGTCAAAAATGGCTGAGTTCTTGTCGCTTAAGTTTACTGTAGGCACCAAAGATGCCCCAGGCGGCTGGAAATCTATCAATGTTAACATTAACGGTAACGTGCTAGAAGTTTCAGTTGTGGCCGTACTCGCTAACGCGATCAAGTTTATTCCAATTACTCTCAGCATCGAAGGCATCAAGTCTTCAAGCGCAGCGTAATAGAGATTGATAAGGAGTCATTACAATGGGTGCTACTCAAAAAATTCTTAGTGGTGCAAGAGCCCAGCTAATCGTTAATGGTAAAATTGTGGGCCTCTTCACAAGCTGCAGCTGGGGCGTTGCCTACGATGCAATCCCAAGCTACATCCTTGGCCGGTTCTCACCTGCAGAGATTACTTATGCAGGCCAAGAAGCCATCAGTGTCCAGGCTACTGGATTCCGTATCATAGATAACGGGGCATATGTAGCAGCCGCCTTGCCTAAGCTACAAGACTTGTTGAATCATGAAGATATCAGCTTGTCGATCTTGGATCGTCAAACCAATAAGCAGATCATGACTGTAGTTGGTGTGCGCCCAGTAGGCTACTCAACTGACGTAAGCGCTCGGTCAATATCCGCCTTCCAAGTTTCGTTCCTAGGACTCCGAAGCGAGGATGAATCAGGATCTCAGGGCGAGTCTTCTGGAGCTTCAGATCTGAACAGCGGAACATAATTATTCTAAATACATGATAAACACAAAAACAGGCAGCCTCTGGGCTGCCTTTTTTGTTGCTCAATTAAATATTATATAATACAATATTAGTGTGACTAAAAAATATACACTTGAATCTATCGCAATCGAAGCCAAGAAATATTCTTTTCGCAAAGAGTTTGAAAAGCGTGCTCGGCCATACTATGCCGCTGCGCATAGAAATGGGTGGCTCAATCAAGTGTGCCAGCATATGGATCAGGCGGTCACTAATTGGACAAAAGACCTAGTACTATCCAAGACAGAAGAGTCCGCCAATATATCAGATTTTATACAGAAATACTCAGGCGCCTACAAGCATGCTGTTGCGAACGGATATTTAAAAGAATTAAAATCGGTCTTCCGCTCCAGCCCTAAAATACCACACAATAAAAAGTGGACCAAAGAATCTGTATTAGATATTGCTAGGCAATGTGAGAGCTATACAGCCTTTAGGCAAACATACAGGCAAGCGTATATGTACGCCTCAAAAGCTGGCATGCTGTCTGAAGTTCAAGCGATTATCCCGAAAGCTCCGCGCAAGCCTGTCAACAAAAAATGGACGTTCGATGTCTGTGTAGACAAGATGGCCGAGTGCAAGACTCGAAATGAGTTTAATAAAAAATATTCCGGAGCAGCCAAATATCTTTCAGATCTTGGAATGGTGGACCAGGCATTTAGCGCCGCAAACATTGGATACATGACTGGCACATCAGAGTGTGAGGTAGAGCTATTTGAATGGGTACGCTCTTTGGGCATTAATGCACTAAATCGCAAAAAGTTTGGTCGCGAATTAGAAATTGATATTTATATTCCGGATCTCAATATCGGAATCGAGTATAACGGCCTTTACTGGCATTCGGAAGCTACGGGAAAGGGGCCAAACTATCACATTAATAAGAACAAGCTAGCTAAGGCTAATGGTATTAAGCAGGTTATACACATTTTTGAAGACCAGTGGCGAGACAGAAAAGACCAAGTAAAGGGCTACTTGTCTTCTAAGCTAGGAATAAATAAAAAAATATACGCAAGAGATTGTGATGCACGCGAGATAGTGGCTCCGGAGGCCAAAGCCTTTCTCAACAAGTATCATATTCAGGGTGCCCCGAATTCAATTCAATATGCCGTAGGTCTATTACATAAAGAAGAGATTGTCGGCGTAGTCACCTACGGCAAACACCACAGGGGATCAGGATCGGGCCAAATAGTACTGAATCGCCTCTGCTTTAAATCAGGAATAAGTATTGTTGGCGGTGCCAAGAAATTAATCTCTCATTCGGTGCCAAGTCTGATCCGTATGCGCTACAAGACCATTATAACTTGGTCCGATAACTCTATAAGCGACGGCGCTGTCTACGAGGCTTGCGGCTTCACTATGGAAGAAGACATGAAGCCAGATTATAGCTACATTAAGGGGCCCAATAGATACTCCAAGCAATCTCTTAAAAAGACGGCTCAAGAGCGTACAACAGGAAAGACTGAGCATCAGCTAAGGCTAGAGCAGGGCTATTTTAGAATATGGAATTGCGGCAAGAAGCGTTGGTCTTTGGCACTAACCTAGAATTGAATGCCATTTTTTGACTGACATGCTCCCACGCCTAAAGGCATGGGAGCTGTCAGTAAATAATACCTAAATTTAATGCAAATTACAGGCCCTAAAAAATAAATAGTACAATAAATAACCATATAAAATCTTAATAAAAACAAGCACTTAGCTTAAAAACCTAATTTTTATGAAAATACCAAATGATATAATAGTGGTGTTAATAAGTTTGGTGCAGCATAATATATATGATTAGATCTTATAAATATAGAATATACCCAACTGTAGAGCAAGCCAAAAAACTAGAGCAGTTTTTTGGGGCTGCACGTTTTATTTATAATTGGGGGCTAGAACAAAAAACTAAACAATATCAACAAGATAAAACAAATCTATCTTGTTTTGATTTAATTAAAAAATTAACAAAACTTAAAAAACAAGAAGAATTTGGATGGTTAAATGATGTTTATTCGCAAAGTTTGCAAGCATCTTTAAAAAATCTAGATAAAGCATTTATTAACTTTTTTAGAAAAAATTCAGACTCCCCAAAGTTTAAGGCAAAGAGAAGAAGTAAGGCATCTTGTCATTTTCCACAAGGAGTTAAAGTAGATTTTGAAGAGTACCAAGTATTCATCCCAAAATTGAAATATGTTAAGTTTGCTAAAGATCGCAAGTTTCAAGGCGCCATTAAAACCTGTACAGTTTCTAAATCAAAAACTAATAAATACTATATTTCAATTTTAGTTGAAGATGGCTTAGAATTGCCTAACAAACAAAAAATCAATGAAAACAATACTTTAGGTATTGATTTAGGAATTAA